GCACAACTGGAGGTAGCACTATCCCAAACAGTGCCAGTACTGGAATCACGACCACGTTGTAAACCACGATCCCAACAAAAACATAGGCAATGTAATGCTTCCAGTTGTTGTCTTGTACCTTGCCGCTAGTCTGCCCTTCTGCTTTAGTACTGTCACCTGTTGCTGTTGCTGTACCTGTATTATGTTTACCTGTCAGTAAACCAGCCAGCTTACTGATCAATCCCTTCACTAACTCAATCATGTTAAGTCCTCCAATAGTCCTCTGATTTTTTGCATATGCTCCTTATCCATTCCTGCTGTGAATTTGAATTTCGCCATCAGTGCTTTATTCAAACTGCCCCACTGAGAACACAACATACAAATAAGTGCTGACTCACAATGCAATGCTTCGGCGTATGTTGGATAACAGGCCAGGATGCTCTTTTTAAATGGTTCACCCGCTTCGATCATTCCATTCACTGATTTACTGGAACTGGTGTAATCGTTCCAGTTTGACTGTTTAGAAGTACTTTTAATCTCTGAGACATTTTTAACTGACTTCCATACTCGTTTCTGGCCGATATAGAATTCACCGCTGTTAGGAAACTGAATTATGTAGACGAAACACGCTGTTTCTTCTGGGATGAAATCTTCATCTCTGTACCACATTGCCCATTTCATATCTTGTTCGTCATTTGACGCCATTTTTTACCTTCCTTGATAAATAAGTTCATACACATATTTATGAGGAAACATCAAAATGAGCATCGAAACAGAAGTTCTGGCACTATTGAAACAACTTGAAGGAACCAAACAATACCAGACCAAAATGAAGTACTTCAGAAATGGACTTTTCCATATCTATAAAGATTCTGAAGGTTTTGAAACTATCGGGTACGGTCATCTGGTTAAACAAAGCGAACGTAGTAAATTCGTGAATGGAATTACAGAACAGCAAGCCGATCAATTACTGCTGGTCGATTATCAGAAGGCTAAACGTGATGCTGATTCATTCAATCTGGATTTACCAGAACGCTGGAATGCATTAGTTTCTATTCTCGTATTCCAGTTGGGTAAAGCTGGGTATTCAAAGTTCATCAAACATATTGCAGCACTGAAGAACCGCAATTATGCTACTGCCATTGCAGAACTAAAGAACAGCAAATTATACCAACAGACCCCGAACCGTATTGATCAAATGCTGTACTGGGTTACAAACTAAAACAACAAAGGCCAGCTATTATGCTGGCCTTTGTTGTTTTTCATGCTGCAATTCTAAAATGGTCAATACGCGTGACAGTTTCACATCAATTTCGTTGATTTTCATCTGAACGTTTTTCAGTTCACTTTCTAAAACAACCTGTTCATTTTCGATTTTATCTAAACGTTGCTTCAATAGCTTCTGCTCAGATTGTAAATCACCTATGCGACGCTCCAGAGCCTCAGTATCTTGTTTAAACTCACGATATCGTGAAAATGCAAAACCCAGTACTGCCACGGTTGCACTCACACAACCGATTAATGTTCCTGTAATCATCATACGCAAATTCCGAGAAATAGACTCAGCGTAACGATTGTCCATAATGGCAGGCCAACAGTATGCAGTGCAGCCAGCCCTACTACGGCTGCTGCATAAATGCCAAACTTGATTAGTTTTTCTTTATCCATATTATTATTCATATTACTACCCTCTCTCATGTGTACTGAGAGTATTTATTATTTTCACTCTAAAAACGCCTGTTTTAACTGCACCAGGTAATACTGAATATTCAGACCTTTAACGAATAACTTGTATACATCGATTACCTGCACCTCGTATACATCATCGTAATATTGCCAGTTCACAATATCACCACGATTCAGTACTGGCATCTTGTCATCCATGAATGCAATGTTCATGAAATCATGCCCCATGACATCTACCCCATAACCGTTAAAGTACTTCGAATCGATGAACGCCTGATTAAATGGAATATTACACATCAGTACTTCATGACCGTCTAATGTGATGTTTTCTGTTACGTCTTCGCTGAAATGCTGTTGCATTAGTTTCTCCTGAATATGAATGTGCCTTTCATATTATTTATTATTAGCCTCGCTTTCTGTTCAGTTTCATCAAAGAAGTCATATATCATCTTGCGTTTCTTCCTTTCATACTTACCGATTACTCGCTTGTCGCGTTTTTTCTTTTTCAGACTGGTATCGATTAAGTATTTCTTGCCGTTCTGTTCAACTACCTTATATTTCTTACCCATCTGGGTATGCAGTCCTGCAATGTTGCCTTGTGCAGTCATACGAGCGTTAGCAGTTGGAATAATTTTGTTAAACGTTGCCGGGTCATCTGTCAGTACTGAACGCAGATACGCAGCCTGTGAACCACGTACAATGATTTGGTTAGTCCTGATCCCATTACCATACTGAATGAAATTGAAGAATATCGCCCGTTTGGTGAAGTTAACCGCCCCGCCATCGACACTATTAATAATGTCATCCTGAATCTGTTTCGATAATGCACGGCATCGTTTTGTTAATTCTGATTGAAAATCGGTGATAAACATTTTGCCCTGACTATTCAGTACTCGTACTGCATCGGCGGGAGTTGTCCCCCGCCTGAATTCTCCTGATATCATTTTTGTTCCCTTATGCTCTACCTACAATAACCGTTAAATCAGGCCCGTTGTATGTAAGTAAACTCCCATTTGAACGTAACTGAATCGTTAGTGTTACCGCTACGCCTGCTGGGATTGTCATTGATACAGAACCGACACTAACATCACTCTCCAGACCTCTGGCAGATATATTTGCACCGCCTAATATATTTCCATTCGCATATATACTAACAGCACGTGTATTAGTTGTTTCACGCGGAGGGGTAAATGTGCCATCATAACCACCCTTTACAGTCACAGGTATACACGGAATTGTCAGAACACGGGAAAACTGTGATTCTGCTGGAATTGTAATACCGCCCGCCCCTAATAAAAACATACGCATGATATCACCCTGAATGCTGTTTGCTTTCAGATTATCAATGGTACAGTTAACGAAAGTACCATTAGTGAACGACCCACCTGATGCATTTACATTCCCAGAAAATGAACCACCCGAGGCATATACTGTCCCGGAGAATACTCCTGATTCGGCATATATGACGCCGCGAAAATAGCCGCTATTAAAATAGCTTGTACCATCCTTACGGATACACCAACCCTGCCCACCATCAGAAGGCCAGGCGTCATTCCAGTTAGTTGAACTAATCTGATAACCAATTTTTGCGTTATTGATCGAACCGTCCTGAATTTTGGCAGTACTGATACTCGCATCGGCAATGTGTGCCTGTCCAATACTGGCATTAGCAATCATTGCACTGTTGATGTAAACGGTATTGTTCTGTACTGCAAAGGGGATTACCGGGTTAGATACCGCACCAGATGTTTTAGCCGTGATAATTTTAAAATCGTCTGCCACGAAATAAACAGCACTGGCTTTTGTATTTGCATCTGCATAGATACCCATACCTGCAATAGTACCGTTAGCGTTTACTTTCAATTCGTAATGGCTATTAACGGTATTTTTCAGTGCATCGATATTGGTAGTCATGGCAGTACTGACACTGCTGATAGAACCGTTCAGTTCAGATTTTGCCTGAGTTAATGCGGTTGATTGAGCCGTATCTTTAGACGTGATAGTACTGTTCAGCGTCGCAACCTGAGACGTAATATTATTGTTAATCGATGAAACCTGTGCATTCAGTGCTTGTGTCTGTGCTGTATCTTTAGTTGTGATAGTACTGTTCAGTGTTGTGACTGCTGCACTGATATCTGTAGCTGTTTTACTGGTCAACTGGGTAATGCTGGTCGCGTTTGCTTTATCACCGTCTGTAATGGCCTTATTCAGCGTAGTGACCTGTGCTGATAAATCCGCTGCTGTAGTCGCCTGTAAATTAGTGATAGCAGTGGCGTTAACCTTATCACCATCAGAAATCAGTGTTTTGGTTGCCGTTTCACTGGCACCGATTTTAGTTGTGGTATTGATATTGGCCTGACTAACGGCGTCATCAATAGCAGTACTGATCTTGTCGTCCAGGTGCAGGAAATCGTTCAGTGACTGTTCATCCTGTGCAGACCAGTTAACTTTACTCTGTAAATCAACATACACCCCCGCCGTATAGATGATCGAATCCTGCCCGAACTCGTCATAGGCTCCAGCTCGAACATAGTACTTCCCATCAGCGATAGGGAATGAATGCATGAACGGACTATTAGTACCGAACCGTTTCAGGTTCTGTGTGAATGTACTGTTAGTAGCAACCTGTACCAGTACCCCAGCAAAATCAGTAGCCGATGCTTCCGGGCTGTTGTACGCAACGAAAATAGACTCATAGCCTGCGTTAGCTGTAAACCCGGTCAATGCCGGGCATTGTGGGTTAGTCACTGTGATACGGGCTTCTGCACTGTATATACTGCTGTTATGACCCCATGCCACAACACCGAAAGTACGTGTACGACTGAGCGTATCCAGTTTGTTCATTGCATAGGTGTACGTGAACTGGTTCGCCTGGATGAAGTACGACCGCTTCTTAACCATGCCAGTGTCATAAACAATGATTTCGTATTTGTTGAAATACTCGCTGAACTTCTTACCGTTCACATTAACGTATGACTGATCATCCCAACCGATAATAAAATCGAGAGCATCGGTTGTATTGGCAGTACTGCCACGGTTGATCAGATTCAGGCCAGTAATGGCAGGCAGGGTAAACGCGAAATCAGGTACAACACCGTTCTGTGTCACCTTGTCGGACACAATGCCGAGGTTGTTGAATGCTGCTACTGCAAAATCGTACTGTACCCCTGTTGTGAGGCCGTATAGCTCGTATGAAAGTACATACTGGTTCGTGCTGCCGCCATAAGTCCAGGTTTGCGTACCTGTCTGACGGTAGTACACGTAGTAACCACGCAAATACTGATCGATACTGGCTGACCATGAAAGTACTACAGTATGCCCCTGATTAGTTGCCCCCTTCTTAACTACTGTGAGGTTTGACGGTGGCAGTACTGCTACTGGTTTCGGTAATGTTCCTTCCCAGCCATACATCGGTACGTCTACGCCTTCATAAATGCCCTGGTGATACTCAACACATTGCAACTGAACCATACCGATACTGTCGGTATTCGTGCTAATCGACTTACCCGCTACCCTGAACAGCTTATTCTCGTAACCATGTTCCGGGAAATTAACGGTAATTACATCCCAAACGGCAATATCCCAGCCACTGTCAGTACTGAAACTTATTGTATTGTGTGAGTACTTGCCTTTCAGCAATTCAATGTTAATCAGGTGTTCAACCTGGTCTTTGTCATATACCCATGAATAATCCAGACTCTTAGCAATAATCAATCCGTCACTGGTTAATACATCACTTGCAGGAATATCTGACGGAATACGTAAAATATCATCACTGTAATTGTTCGTGGTGTTCTTCCAGGTTGCATCAATGGTGTTAAAATAGTCACTGATACCACTTGTAGTACTGACAAATTCACCGAAAATTGTTGATTCGTCAAATGTCTGTACTGATAGTGCCGGAATATCTACAGTCAAATACAATTTACCACAATGAATACTGGTAATACCGCCAAATGTCATCAGCATTTTTTCAATGTTTGATTTATATGTGGACTGATAATCAATAGCACCATTACTATACATCTGATAACGTGTACAGTACTGTGCTGCCGTCTGGAATGATGCAATATCAATATTACCGGGACTGACACCGAGGCCATATTCCGTATTGGTCACATAGTCGTATAGCTGGTTTACGGGGTTATTGCTGACAATCGTAGTGCCTGACACTAAATCGTAAATCTTTTTGCCAGAACATTCTGCCGTAAGTACGTAACTATCGTTGACCAGTAAATTATCTTCTAATGACTTTTGGGTTTTTTTGATAACGGTATATACCTGTACGATCCCGTTACCTTTGAACGTACTGTTATTCCACTGAGAACCACCATAAGTACCAGCCAGTACTTTACCCGCCGTGTAACTAGGTTTTCCGAAATAAACCTCTAACTGCAAAATATCACGGTATTTTGCATCGATACTGGTATTTGGTACTACACCTTCAACACTAACAGGAGTTGTCAGTACTGGTTCGTCATCAAGCCAGATTTGGCTGACCTTGTTAATCTCACCCATTGCCAGGGCATGACTCGTAAACAGGTACTGACTGCTGTTGTTCTGTACGTTGTACCAGTTAACGATACTGCCGCATTTCACCTTTTCACCGTACAAAATTGGTATACCCGATTGTGGGCTGGTCGAACGGCTGAGAGTAGTAGCACTGTCTGTATGAGCTGTAATACCCGGCATCTGTGACAACATCGAGGTCGCCACTAAGGACGCTGCTCCTGCACCTGCCCCCCATGCAGCGGCGGCTGTGAGGCTTGCCCCGCCTGTATAAACGGCTGCTGCAACTGCAACCGCCGTAACAAGAGCACCAATGATACCTGCACCTGTAATTTTACCACCCATTATTCACCCCCTACCGTACCTGCGTTAGGAGTGATCCGGTAAAATTTCCAGTCATGTAACCAGGGCAGTACTGCAACATTGAATCCAGAACTGTCAGCATTCAGGGCAATGTACTTACCATCCAGTACTACAGAACCGTGAATACCATTTATCATGATGTCACCGAACACTGGCTGAACGACCTGTACGCCATGCTTCTTACAGATCTCTTCCAGTGAACCCACTTCGTGTTTAGTGAACAGTTTCTGACCTGCCTTAATGGTTTTGTATTTGCCCATAGCCAGATCGGTATATGCAGTACCGCATACCTGATCGATAACTCTCAGTACCAGAATATTGCAATCATTTTGGCCTAACTGGAATTCAGTACTAATAGTTTCCTGAGCAATGTTGTGAATTTTAATTATATTGTTTCTCATTTCTTATACTTCCATGTTTGCTGAGAGTTAATTTTTCCGAGTAGTGAAAAGTACGCATCATTTTTATGTGTACTTTGATGCACTGAGTTGGCGGCTAAAGTACGTTGCTGTACGTCCAGTTTCTTCCAGATACTGTTAACGCTTACTGTTAATTCGTTCTTGATATCATCGTTATTTGATACCGATTCAAAATAATCAATATAGCCACTGAACATTAATGAATTATCGAGTACCGTAGCGTTTGCAGGATTCAGTATTGTCAGCCATAGATTAACCTGTGCGTTTTTCAGACCGCCAGATAATGCCAGTGCCTGGAATGCCTGTGATACATTGCTAACCTTGAAAGACATTGAGTCGTTACTAATATCTTTCTGTTCACTGAACGAACCAAAACTGTCATTAATGAAGTCCGGGAAACTGGTGTATAAATTACCGCTGATACTCAGATCGATATAACCATCATTTAGATGTAGTGCCTGAACTCCAGATCCTTGAACTGGAAAGATATCAACACATTTAACCGTTACGCCTAATTGCATAACTTCTGATACTGTTAGCTGGGTTTTATTACCGCCTCTGGTAATGTTCCAGTACTGTAATAATGCCGGATTGGTAAACACTGCCTGATTCATTACAGTGCCTCCGTTGCTTTAACTTGTAGACTGATAATATTTGTTGATTGCAGATTCAGGTCACAATCCACATCAATAATAAATGCCCCTGTAATGCCCTGATAACGGATTATTTCACCTGCCTGTACGTTCTGACGTAATGCCGGAAAGACGGTAATAGAGGTGCCTGTATTGGCAATAATGCGATGAATTTTAGTGCTGTTCTGAAAGGTAACTAACGTACCTACTTCCAGTACATTACTGTTACAGGGAATGACCGTACCGCCTTTATTAACGGTTGCAGTACTGGATACTGTATTAAATTGATTGCCTGTATACTGGCTGTAATAACCTAAATCTGTACTGAATGGTCTTCCCTGTGAGTACTGGGCGATAAAGTTCAGTACCTCTTGTCTGTCTGCCTGATTGAATTGAATATTAAATGAAATCTGATAGTACTGAATACCTGTACTGCGTCGGATTTGTGCACCCGTCCAGCTCTTATTTGAATAGGCGGGTTCGGTACTTTGTAACTTGAAGTCACTTATCTTGATATTGTTTGAAAATAAACCCATGATGTTCTCCTGATTTAAAGTATTTATCAGGAAAAGAAAAAGCCAGCGTGAATGCTGGCTTTTGGTATTACGTATTTCTGGTCTGTGCTGCTCGTACTGCCTGCATCACGTTATTTGAATGCTTTTTCAGCATGGTCTGAAATTGCTGATCGGTAATTTGACCACCGCCATTAACCACTAACGGGGCATTAATTACAGTCTGACCAGTACTGTTATTATCCTGCTTATCCTGCTGTTTCAGGAATTGAGTTAAATCACGGTTGTTATCATTGTTCAGAACACGTTCACCCGCTTTCAGAACCCATGTTGATTCATCATTACCACCCAGTTTAGGTACTGAATCAATACCGCTGTGTGCCTGCCCCTGAATCTGTGTACCACGTGCAGTACTGATAATTGACGCCCCTAAACTTGCCACCTGTGCATAGTTGGCAAAGTTAGCAGGCCACGGCGTAGCCATTGCGTTTGCCAGTGCTTCTTGTATCTTCATAACGATGTTGGCAATACTGATCGATTTACCAACGATAAACGCCGCCTGAGCCGCTTTATTACCTTTGCCTGCAACACCTTCAAGCATAGTACCGATGTTCATTGCAGTATCTGCAAATGTCTGTATCTGCAACTGGCTATTCTGGCGTTCTACCTGTGCGGCTTTATTATTATATTTTGCAGTCAAATCAGCTTTACGTTTTTCAAATTGCTCTTTAGAAATTAACTTGTCGGCATAAAGTTGTTCATCAACCTGAATTTCAAAATCACGCTGCTTGTATATTTCGTCCTGTTGTCTTTTGATGGCATCCTGATTACCGAAAGGATTACTTTCATCAACTAATCCAGAGCGTACATCCTGTGCAGATAGCATTTTCTGGATATGTTCAGGAGTAATATTTTGCGTATTACCAATACTCAACGCTGCCAGGTTTTCAGATAATTGTTTAGGATCGGATGCTTCCAACATTTCAGTAATAATACGTTTACTACCTTCTAAACGTGCCTGTTCTTGTCTTGCAATGATTTTAGTTTTTTGTTCTTCATTAAGATTCAGAGTACTTAACGATTCATCCAGTTTTTTACGTAGCTCGTTCTGAGTGTAGTTGTACTGTAAAACCTGTTGTTCCGCTGAGTTTTTACCCAGTTGAGACATTACCTGATTCAGGTTAATACGTGCCTGAATTTGTTTCTGCTCAAGTTGTTTAGCGTCTGCTGCGGCTTTTTTGGCTGCATCTGCGGCTTTCTTTTCACCTTCTGGGTCTTTAAGTTTATAGGGTTTAGTACTTACAGTTTTCGGTGCAGTTTTTGGTACTGTACTATTTGAGTACTGATTTTTACCCCATTCATCAGGCAGTGCATGATAATCACCCAGTGAGGCAAAGTCATATGCAAAACGTTTCAGGTTTCCACCCATCTGATCGAATGATGGTAATTTCCATTCACCTGCAAAGATGTTACGTAATTCATTGAGTGCTTCAATTACGGGTAATAATGCATTAACACGTAGTTCCTGGAAGTTACGATCCAACTGGGCAATATTCTGTTCGTATGCTGCATATGCCTGTGCTGTTTCAGTAGTGATTCCGGCGTGCTGCTTTTCAATTGCATTGATTGCTTCAACTTCT